GGGAACGTATTCTCGGTGTAGCTCTGAATCGCATTAATCAACTCGGTATAGGTCATGCCATTGGGCCTCTAGCCGTTTTACCTTTGGTCGCTGCACCGCCGCCACGCATTTGAATACCGCTGGTTTTGGTGGGTGGGTAGTCTTGGCTGCGTGTGTTTGCAACGGACACGTTCTGTTTGCGCATTGTTTCTTTTGCTGGTTCTTCGCCAACAGTCACAGATGGGTACGTCTTGGGCTGCACGTACTTCCCAATTGGGTCTTTGGTGTCAGCAGGGAAATAGCTGAATTCTTCAGTGCTGCTTCTCATATTATTTACCCCGTCCAGAACTGCGTTGGTTCATCACTTTCGCCATGTTGCGACCATACTTGAGCATGTCGCTGTTGGTTTTTCCACCGGCGCGCATTTTTTTAGCCGCAGCATCTGGGTGTGCGGTTTTCATGCCTTTGGCCATGTGTTCTTTAAGTGCTTTCTTTGCGTCCATGATCGACTCCTTATGTCGTTGTAACCGTAACTGTACCAAGTTCTACCGCTAAAACCAAATTATTTGGTGTCAGAGCAGCATCAAAAAACGCCGCCCCACCCACTGGGTTCCAGCCCCACTGAAAGATTCGACTACCAGCTTCCACCGTACCCGGCCCATCAACCCCTGTTCCAGTTGGATCAAGCTGCAAACCATTTGTGCCTGACAAGATGTAACTCCGATCAGGGCGGGGATTCCTCAAAGCCTGCGGATCATCCACCGGGAACATACCCAACTGCAACTGCGGCTGGTCAGGGTCCCAACACTCTGGACAAACCAAGAGGTTGTAGTTCTTCGTCTTGATGATCTCGGTCTTGAGAATGCTCAACTTGAACCGTTGGTCGCAGCGATCACACTGGGCAATCGCAAACTTACCACTGGCAAACCTGTTGCCCATCGTTACCTCCCAATGTAGGTTTGACGGGGTACAAGTCTCAAGGCTGCTTTCTCATGATCTTCGTATGCTGCCAGTTCCCAAGCTTCATCGTACTGAGCTTTGAGAAACGCCAAACGTTCTGCACCCTGCGGTACTTTCCCAGCAATGTAGTACGACAGGCCAGCCGCCATACAAGGGATAAAACGAAACGGCACGTCCATGATGTTCACACCGCCACCTGCGTCTTGGGTGCGGCGTAAACGCCAATACACCAGCTGATACTGCTGTGCATTGTCTGGGGTTGGCCAAACAGTGACTGCGGGGACTTGTTCCCAATACACAGCGGCGTTGTCAGCATGGTTGGCTGCAACGGTGTTTTGCTGCCCACGGAAGCAGTTGTATAAGGTGTTTCCTGAAATATAGCTGTAGTTGATGATCTCGTTGTCAACCTTGACAAACCCAGCGGCGGGTAGGCCAACCACAGAGTCCAGAGTAATTTCGGTGGAAGTTGTTGTAATTGCCCCGTCCAAAGTCAAACCTGTCGGGGAAGTCTGGCCGTTGTACCGCTGAATCCAAAGTTGGATTGGGCGAGCTTGGGTAATCTTGTTGGGGATTGTGGCGTAGGTTGAGACACTAATTCGAGTGATGGTCAGGTCAGCCTGAGTCGCGGCAATGTTTGCACCTGTACGGATCACATGCTCTAAGAGGTCAATTGTGTCGTTGGGTAGGGGGTAGGTGTTCTGACCCTGAACCAAGTCAATTGTGCCAGTCTCAATCGTCCACAGATTGATGCCACGGTTGGCCCAGTCAGCAAACATGATGTTCAAACTGCGTCTGGCTGTACGTAAGTCATAGCCCGTGCGAAGCTCGCTACCAGCGCGTTCAAACGCCTCCTCGACCAACTCGGTGAGGTCTAGGTTAAAGCTTGATGCGCCAGAGGTATTTGCCATTATCTAAACCCTGCTGTTTTCTTTGCAATGTTCTTTGGTTGTGCCACGAACTGTTTTCCTGCCTTCTTACCCGCCCGTTTTGCACGGGTTGTAGCGGCATACTCCGCTGGGCTTAGACTTTTGATCGCAGCCTCTGGGAGATACCGCTCACCCGTTTTGGATGAGGGTTTACCCGACTTGGTACGCCATTTCTGGTCACCCCAGTTTTTGAGGGAAGTCTGCGGCGCTTTCAATCTCTGTAACCCCCGCCAGCAGCTTTGTATTTCTTGGCTACCAACTGAGCTTTCCTTGCTGACCACTGACCTGCGCCTGTACCGTGGGTAGCTGCCGCCTTGACCTGAGCCACGATCCGCTTGCGAAGGCTAGGCTTGGTGTAGTTGCCAGCAGCGTTTACACCGCCGCCTTCTGCATACATGTCCACTGTCTGTGGCTTATCTTTGCGGCGAACGATCTTCTTCCCCGGCATCTTGGATGCTCGGATTGCGCCCATGCCGCGAGAGGCCATCATTTGATCATCTTCCCACGGGTCTTGCCTTTGACAGCGCAGCCATCAGCGCGACTGGAAGCAGTCATACCGCCTTTTTTATATGTGTCGCCCATTGGATTAGTTTTTTCGCCCGTATTAGCCTGTCGTTTTTGACTCTTTCGAAGTTTTACTGCGCTTTCAAGTTCTTCCCCAGCCTCACGTTCTTCTCTTTTGTTTTTTGCCAGCATCAACTTAGCGCCGTATTTTGCCGAATCGTAGACTGGAAAATCTGGTTGTGTGCCTAGCAAAGTAGCGCCAGTTATTGCGCCGGGTACAGCCATTGCTGCGCCTAATGCTCGTTTGCCACGAGAAAACTCTTTGTTTTCGTCTTCGTTTTTGTCTTTGTCTTTAGTACGTGAAGAAGCAGTCATACCGCCCTTGTCGAATCCTTTACCCATCTCCGTCTTGGTGGTGGGTGCAGTCTTCATCTTCTTGCGCATCTCTTCATCTTTTGCTTCTTCCATAGACTGCTTTTGACCGGGGGTCATTGAGTCTTTTTTGGGCAAGTCGTCATACGGAGTTTTGTTCTTACTCAGCCTATCGACGGCTAGAGCTACACCCGTGGCCGCCGCAGGCGTTCCAAGTCCTACGGCGATTTTTGTTAAAGCCTCTTCGTCAGGATCACGAGATTTTCTGGGGGATGATTTATACCCGCCGCTCCCTGCGCCACGACCGCCACCCTCAAGTGGTTGATCGTCCATCCCATGTCTTGTAAAGCGTCCCATGATTCACCTCAATACATTTTGCAGCGGGTTTTGCCGCGAGATGCAATGCCATCTCCACGACGAGAAGCGGTCATGCCGCCAGAAGCCATTTTGACTGCGCCACCACGCTTCATGCCAAGAGAAAAATTGTCTCCACCAAGATTCTTACGCAGCGATCCAGCTGCGCCTTCATACCCCGGTGCATTTGGATTCAATCCATAACGATCAGCGTTTTCACGCAACATTTCTTTTTGGCGAGCAGCTTCACGGGCAGCACGATCCCGCGCCACAATATCAGCTTTACTCGGGCCAGTCAGTTGTTTTGGCGGGGCACTTAGAAGCGGAGTTGAATACTCGGGCGCTTTACTGACAACGTTGCGATTGGCTAAATTTTTTGCCATACCCGCTACTGTTTTAGCGCCGCCGCCGGGAGTTAAGAGCTGTTCTGGGTATACAGGTTCAGCGGCTTGTAACTCTGGGTTATCTTTTAACTTTTTCATCTTGGCAGCATGAGCTTCTGCTGCTTTTTTAGCTTGCTGTTTTTTGTTAAATTCCGCATTTGATTTAAGGTTAGCTACTTTCGCTGCATCAAGGTTTCGTTGAAACGCTCGAGAATCAGCCTTATTACTAGCTATAGCCTTTTTATCTTTTGCTGCTTGTTTGGCTTTATCTTCAGGAGTTTGATTTAATATTGTTTTTGCTTCAGCTTGAGTCATATCTTTATCTGAGCGTAGTACGCCCTTAGACTGACTAGGGTCACCATGTTTAACTTCTTTAGCAGATTCATCAGCTTTTGGAAGGTCTTCAGACTTTACTTCCTTTTTAACTACCGGAGCAGGTTCAGGTTCTTCTACACGTCTGAGATTTTTGTCGCTGTCGTCCCCGCCTCCAAAACCAATGTTCTTAGCGGCGTTAGAGTTGTTTTTGGTAGTGCCAGTGTACGAAGATTCGTCGGTAGCACGATTACCAGACACGGCCTCTTTTTGCGCGTCTGTTCGGGCTTTAGACGATCTTTCTTCGTCAGCAGTTGCAGCAGGGCCTGTTGCGTCCTTACCCTTACCAAATTTATCTCTCATCATATAGGCCGCAGCACCCAGTGCAGCAAGCCCAGCCAATCTTCCAGCGCTTTTCTTTGCCATGATTTGCTCCTTAGCAGGTTTTGCCGCCCATTTTCATGCCCAGTGGCTTAGAACCAGACATCTTGACTTGTGCGCCCTTGGTTTTGCCTTTGGCAGCAACACCATCGCGGCTTGGAGCGGCGGTCTTTACAGTACCCATTTTGGCCTTGGTAATGCCGCCGCCAGCCATTTTTTTCATACCAGCTTCTTTTATCTCATGCTTGACCATAGACTTAGGTGCGCCCTTAGCCTTCATGAAGCTGACTTCTTTTTTGACCATCGCTTTAGATTCTTTCATTTCGCCACCCTTGTTAAAAAGTTCGTTCTTACCTTGATTAGTCTTTGGCTTGTTGACCGCTTGCGCGTCAGCACGGCTTTTTGTGCCTTTGCCAAATTTCATACCCTTGCTGGCTTCGCTGAAATCCTTGCCCACTGATTTGGGGACTCCAACCTTCTTCGCAAACGCTGGGTTGTGAGCCACAGCATCCATGAATTTTTTTTGTTTAAGACTTGTTGCTGGCATCACTTCCCCGCTTGAATAAGCTGGTCAATTTTTGCTTCAAGGCGGTTAAACCGTTGGTCAATGTGGTCAGTAATTCTCTGAACCTCTGCGTTAGTTGCGTAATCACGGGCAATCTCCTCGCGTGTGATATTGAGCAGGCGCTCAATACGTTTGACATCTTCGAACTTCTCGCGGATAAAAAACCAAAATCCACCCAAAACAGCGGACAGGGCCAGCGACCATATTGTGTTGCCGTCCATCAGACCATCCTACCCTTGGTTTTACCTCGTTGAGCAATCCCGTCAGCACGACTGGAGGCCGTGCCGCCATTTTTCATTTTTGTCGTGTATTGCTGCGTACCGGGGTCGTAGCTCATGGTGTTGAATTGCGGTGAAGCACTTTCTTTTTTCTTGCCAAGAGCATTCGCTATTTTTTCTGATATGTCTGCAAAAAGTCCCATTTAGACAAACCTGCCTTTCGTTTTGCCTTGGATGGCACAACCATCAGCACTGCTGACGTACCCACCACCTGCGCAGTTCCACGCACGAAGGCTCTTGTTAATCCTCGAATCTGGATCGTTTGCGGTCTTGGCGCTGGTTAACTTCGCTTTCATGCCTTTCATACGGGTGCAGAAAGAGTCGCGGCGACTGCCACCCTGTGGCTGAGGCGGTTTCAACCCGGGTTTCCCCGGATTTGCTGCGTTGTAGGAAGCTCTCCCTTTGGCGTTCAAACCGCCTTTGGGATTCTTCCCTTCTGCCCGTTGCCATGCTGGGGACTTAGCCATAGAAAACCGTTGCTGTTACGCTTGAACCAAGTCCAACAAAAATACCGTTGGGGCAATAGATACCTTCGCCGGGCACAGGTACAGGCAGTCCAATTGTATTGAATGTGTCCAGCTCAACATAGATGTTTGTGTACATTGTTACCGTACCAGAAGCCGTGCCCGATGTTGCTGAAGTAACCGTAAACGTGTTGGTTGTAACGTTAGATACTTCATACACGCCGTCACGCATTGTGGTGCCCGCAGCAACGTCCAAAAACACCCTCTGTCCATTTGCCAAACCGTTGTTGTTAATCGTAACTGTAACCGTTGTACCAGTACGACTCCAAGTGCCCGATTTTGAAACCGACGGGTCGGCGATAGCCATGTTCCTTGCAGACACAGTACCCGACGACACCGTCACGCCTTTTAAGCGGACAGGAGAAGTCGTAGCATTGCCCGATGCTTTGGCAATATAAGACTTGACGTCATACTGCATCACCATTTCGTATCACCCGTAGAAAATGGTTGTGGTGATAGCCACGTTCGGAATCCCGACATAAATGCCATTGGGAGCCAAGATGCCTTCACCGGGAATCAGTGTGTAGAACGCAGTTCCGTTGGAGCAATCAAACTCAGCCAGTATTTTGGGATACATGGTCACATTACCACTTGTAGTGGCTGATGCCACAGTCACGGTAAAGGTGTTTGTTGCCACGTTTGCAACCGTATACGCTTCGTCTTGAGCAGTGCCACTTGTAAAGTCCAAGTACACCCTATCGCCATTTGACAAACCATGATTGGCAATTGTGACTGTGCAGGTGGTAGTGCCGGGAACATCATATGTACCAGACACGCTCACATTGTCACAAAATGAAGTGTTGTACGTTACAGACGTAGACGGGGAAATCAACACCCCTTTCAGCCGTACGCGATACGCCACCGCAACACCAGATATGGTGTTGTGGTGCGACTTAACGTCATATTGCATCGTCATTTTGTTGCTCCGGTTCTGGTGCTTCTAAACGGTTGATAAGCATCTGATACGCTTCAATTGTGCCCTGAGCTTTGAGGAGGAAGGCTTCTGCCCTCCCTGCCTCTTTTCTCAAATCAGCAATTTCTGCTTCCAGAAATTCCTTGGTGATTTGCATTACGCTGCGTCAGAGACCATCAGGTAGTAGGCAGTACCGTTGGCAGCAACGATCCTGAGCGTGTGGCTAACAGCAGCAGCAGATTGAGCCGCAACCATAGCGGTAGGCACGTTGAACAAGTTTGCAACAGTGCCTGTACCGCTGTTTGTGAAGCGAATGAACGAAGCATTTGTCCAAGTACCGCCAGAAGCAAAGTCAGAATCAGCTTGGATAGCTGCGATTGTGCCGCCGGGATTGGTGGATGAGCCGCCCAGAGTGGCGCGAAGAGCGTTACCCGCACCAGAAATAGTGCCGGAACCGTTGATGCTCAAGCTAACGTGAGCGCCGTTAACAGTACCGCCAGTAGCTGCGCCAGCACCTGTGACTCGTGTCAGTGCGCGAATGGTTTCGCCAGAACCGGTGGAAGTAAATTCCAAACGCTGATAAGACAGACGTGTGTCGCCAGTAGCGGCAGAAGTCGTGACATATGATTCAGACACATTGCCAGCAGTAGTCTCGGCAATAGGGCTAGAAGCTGTTCCGGAAATGAAGCCATTTTGTGATATGACTGGGCCGGAGAACGTGGTATTTGCCATGTTTTTTCCTTACATGCAAGTGAAGGTGTATCTGTCTGCATGTCGTCAGCCGGGACTGTCAGATACACCGGAGAACCCCGGAATGGTTGCAATATACACCAAAAGAAAAGGGGGCACAAGGCCCCCTTTCCGGTTTATCAGGCAGTGCCTGAAGAACCAAACATACCCAGAGGGTCAGACCAGCCGAAGCTGTAACGCTCACGGGCCTTATAACGGACGTTGCCGGTGTCGAAGTCGCCGTCCATGCTGTTAGACAGCGGAGTACGAACGAAGTGCTTCAGACCGTTTGGCACGTCTGTAGTCAAGAACCAAGCATTGGTGTCTGTCAAGAAGTGATTGACAGTGTAGCCGCCGGGAATTGCGCCCATTTGCTTCAATGCGTTGATGTCGTTATCGGCTGTAGCAACACGCAATTCGGTGTCGAGCAAGCGTTTAGCGACAAACATTAAGTTTGGAGGAACAATCATCTTGACAGGCTTGGCTGCAATCAACAAACCACGCTCGTCTGTCCAAGCAGCGATCTGGATAACGGCGGCTTCCAAAGAAGTCTCGTTCAAATCAACTTGGGTAGAGGGAGTGTTGCTGTTGACACCGCCAGTAATCAAGGGGTGGCTGGTATTAAACAAAGACACGCCATCGCCACCGGGGTAGCTAGAGCTAAAGCCATTGTTCAGGACGGCAGCAGCCTTGACCTGTTTGGTGTAAGCCATAGCGCGAGCCAATGACTTGGTGTAACGAGACGACAAGCTGTCGTACAAGTTATCTTCAATCGCTTCTTCAGTGATTGAGAAACCCAAGGCAATGGTTTCGTGTGTATAGCGGGTTGACCATGCCTCTTGTGCATTGTCATAAGCGATGGCAGAACCTTCGTTTTTGACTGGTGCAGCAGAAAAGCCGGACAGTTTGGTTTCTTCTTCAAAAGAACGCTCAGAAGTCTCAGTTTCGTAGATTTCTTTGTGTTCTTCACCGTAGCGAGCATACTCCATACCGAACAAAGCGTTCAATCCGGGGAGCAACTCTTTCAGCAGTTGTGCGCGTGAAATAGCCATGATTTAAGCTCCTGTTTAAACGCCAGAGGCGATAGTGGTTGTATGAATCTCAAAGTTCCAACGAACGATGAGTTCGGGGAACACCACGTTGCCAGAACCATTGACATAAGATGTCTCAGGCACAACGTCAACGACGTTCATGGGCAGTGTTCCTGTGGTTGCAGACGCTGCAACGGCTACTCGGCTGTCGCCTGTAGCTGTCAAACCAGTGTTCTGAACCAATTCCACGTTTGTACCAATAACGGTAAATTGCGTGGTAGATGACGGCAACAAACCAGAAGTTGCATCATCAGCAGTAGTACCTGTAGCAATCACAGCCTTGAACAAGGTATCAGGGTCATTACACACATAAGCGGTAATAACTGTACCTGTTGGAGCAGTAGTGTTTGCAGGATAGTACTGAGAGAAAATGACCTGACCTTGCGCGTTAACGTAAGAGCAGCCCATGAAAACGCCCATGATTTGTGAAGTTGTCACAGTTGCACGAGCGGACGTGATGGCAGATTTGATAATCGTGCCAGTGTTTACCATTTCTACAGCATCACCAAAAAAGATGGAGGTGTTGTAGGCCGAGGCAATCCGATACTGACGAGTAGCGCCCGCGAAGGGTGTACCGCCGTATAGATTGATCGGCTTCAAACCATAAGGTTTATCTACCGTTGGGTAAGCCATTTTAGACTCCTAAATTTAAGAACCAGAACCGAAAGTGACATTCGACTTCTTATCAGCGAATAACGCCATATTGGATCGAGAGTCTCTTTCCCGAAGGAAATTGTTGTCAACCGATTCCATTTGTGACTTGTTCAGGTTGTCAAAGTGCTTAGCACGTTGCTCCATAAACTCAGCCGGAATGCGACATAACAACAGTCCACCAATTTCAATACCGCCTTTAAAGCGGCCTTCAGTGGCAGCGTGCATCATGAGTTCAGGATATTCTTCCGCTTTTACGGGTTCGTATCCCTCACGTAACTTAGAAGAGATATTGCTAGGATCAGCAGCACCCAAAGTACTTAAACGGATATAACGATGTTTCCAACCGGGGCGGTCATCGGGCATAGGTAACGCTTCGGGAGCTTGCCAAGACGTTGGTCTATAGCTGTTAGCTCGGGTTTCCAATGCTCTGTCTAGACGAGCTTGCGGTTTTTTTGTTTCGACGTTTTCCATGATTAAGCACCTTTTCTAAGTAAAGCAACCTGTCTTGCATATTCTTCAATAGGCACCCCAAGACGTCGCGCTTGCGCGGCTTCTGATGCCTTTAACCGAATACGGTTAGGTGGTGTACTCCGCGAGGCTGGAGCCACTGGCGAAGTAATTCGTGTTGCACGGCGCGGCGGATCGTAATCATCCTCGTCAACCGGTTCTG